TATGGAGAACCCTGGGATGGTACTTATAAAGGAGAAGATTGTCAATTAGATGTTTATGTATGGAAAGTCAATTATAAATTTACAGATGAGAATTTTTTTGAGACCGAATATGGTCATGTTGTATTAGTAAGATAAAAGAAATGAAAAAGAAACACAACCCACAAAAAACAAGGATTGGGGTTACAAGGGAAAAACAAAAAGAAGAAGGTTACTTTGATGGACGTTTTGTTGAAAAATCAGAGAAATTAAAAACAGCTTATAAACGTAAACCAAAACATAAAAATCAAGAATGGGATACTTAACAGTTTATATAGTAATAGGATTGGTTTTTATAATGATAATAGAATCATTAGGAAGATCATTAAGAATCGATATTGAATTTAGTAATAAAGAAAGAATAGTTATATCACTTTTATGGCCTTTAGCTTTAATTATTTTTTTATTTACCCTTATAAGAGAAATAATAAGACACCACAGATGATAGGACCATTATACCACCACCAAGGTAAATTATATAAAATTTTAAGACGCATTAGACACCACAATTTTACAGATACTAGTCAAGTAAAAGAATTAAGAGATTTATTACAAGATTGTGACCATGTTTTAAAAGATCAAACCCACTACTTGTTTTGTGAAACTGTGCAAGAGGCGGAGGTAGTTGAGTATTTATAACAAAATATTTTTAAATGAAAAATTTCAAAAGACTTATTAAAGAGGCATTAAAACCTAGTTACCTCAAAGAAAATAGAGAAAGAGGATATTCCATAGATGATTTAAGGTCTCTTGATTCCCACCCTGATATAGAACTATTAATAAACACTATTGAGGATAAAGTAGGGATTGATATTGAAAAACATATAAGAGGATATAGAGGACCAGAAGGAGAGGGTGTTTATTTAAGGACCCCTTCATTACAAGTTTGGAATGATGAAGTAGAAAATACTTTAAAAAGGGCATTTGATGCCGCAAACGAACGAACTGAAGAATACAATTTTGAATTTGGTAGTACAGATGATTGGGAAGAAGAACCTGGTGAAAGAACATGGGATGCATCATTTGCTTTCTTTATAGATGAAAAAACAGTTGAAGAAGGATTTAGAGATCCTGAAGACAATTATGGGTTTGGAGATGTAAAATACGAAATTACTGATTATAGAGTAGGTGATAAAGTAGTAGTATCTAATAGTTTAACTACTGACCCTTTAAATAAACAAGGTGAGACTGGAGTTGTTAAAGAAATTGATATTGAAGAAGGAATAGTATTTGTTATGTTTGATGATGGATTAGTAGGAGGATACACTTCAGGTGCAGTTGTATTCCCAGGAGATGAAGGTAAAGTTGAATATGATGATGACTTTACTGATGAAGATTATGACAAATGGGATGCAGAAAATTTAGAAGAAGACCATGACTGTGAAGCAATTCATCCAGGCCAATCACATGAAGAATGGGAGAAAGAACAAACGGATTTAGACAGAACTTGGAGTGATACTTTTGGCAAAGAAAAAGGTGATAGATTAATGAAAAAACAAATGGATTTAATTAATCGGTCTAAATCAGTTAATGAAGGATTTGTTGAAGGTGAATTAGAAGAAAGAAATGAAGCTTTATATGGTGAATTAGTTCCTGGATCAGGTAACACAGGTACTGTAGAAGGTGAAATGTTAAGAGCAATTAATAAAATTGTTTATCGTTGGTGGAATGATGGGGATAAATTTTATGAAGGTTATGGAACTGAAACAGCAGGCCCTGCTCATTCTTATTTAGTAAATTCAAATAACCCATTAAGGGATACTTTAGCTTCTATATTAGATAAAGCAGTAGGTTCATCTGGAGATGCAGCTTATGAAAGAATATTAGAATTCGCTTTAACAAAAGTATTAGATCATATAGAATCCAAAGAAGGTAATTATACCAAATCTGGAGAGGATATGTACGATTATTCCCCTGAATATGAAGATGAAACCCAAGATGATAGTTGGGATGAAGAAGATGATTATTACAGTGTTGATGATTATGATGGTGAAGATGAAGAAGATCAATATGACCATATGGAAGAATCAATTAATGAATCTATAGATGGTCAAACTTTCCGAAGCGCAGTTAGATGGGCTAAAGGAGACATTATCCAAAATGATGCCTACAGTATAGTTGATCTTAACATTGCAGGAAGATTAGAAGATCACCTTTCTGAACTTTTTAAAGTTTCAAACAAATTAGGAATTTATGATGATGATCAGTGGCATGAAATATATGATGAGGCATTTGATGATTTAGACAATTCTTACGGCATACCTCAAGAGTATATAGAATATGTTGAAGATTCATACTTTGCGGGGTCACCAATTGATGAAGGCACTTGTGGTTATGGTAAAAATGGTAAAATAGGTAAAAAACCAGCTGGTCCAGATCTTATAGATGAAGGAGATATTGTAGATGATAAAGCTAAAATATATTGGCTCCAAAAATTAAAAAGCGGGGAAATAGACACCCTTCCAGATAATCCTAGAATGGAATATTTAAGACACGCAATGAGAGATCAATTAGCTCAGGATAAAGAACAATTACGTAGAGAAAGAGGATTAGAAGAATACTTAGACCACAATGATCCTGTTTTAATGAAACAAAGAGCATCACAAATGGATCTTGAAGATGAAAAATCTAAACAAGCAGCATTAGATAAAAAGTATGGTTCTAGTTGGATGGATAAATTTCATGCTGATACTAATTTACAAGATGAACTTGCAGATTTAAATGATAGAAGAGATCAATTAATGATTGATATGGAGCAAGAAGCTGAACCTGAAGGAGGAGAAATAGCTGATAGATATGGTTCTGAGTTAGAAGATTTAGAAAATAGGATTATTGATATAAAAACTGAATTAGGACATTTAAGTATGTATGAATCTAAATATAAAAAAGGTGATAAAGTAATAATCTCAAGAACTTATAAAGGTGGAGTAGGTAAAGATCCTGATGTTAAAAAAGGTAAAGAAAAAACAGGAACCATAAGTAAAAGAATTAAAAAAGGTAATCGCTATGAATATGTAATAGCAGGAACAACTTATGATGATGATGAAATAAAGGGTTTAGTTAATGAAAATGTGAATGATGATACAGTTGAAGAGTTTATAGATAGTTATTTAGGACCCATGCATTTTGATATGGAAGAAAAAGATAAATTAGCTGCAGCTAAGGAAATGATTAGTAATCAAAACCTACAGATAAGTCCTGAAGAACTTTTAAATGCTGCTGAAATGTATGCTTTTATGGGTGATGAAAACATAATGGAAGATTTTGAAACACCAAATGAAGAAGCAGGTGAATTAGAAGCCCATTCAATGGAAGAATCAATTAATGAAGGATTTGAATGGTGGCAACCTTTACTAGCTATGGGTGGGGGAATAGGATTAGTGCTAGGTGGATTACTTGTTCAGCTTGGTCCTAGTGCAATTGTTGGTGGTTCATTTATGGGGGGTGATAGTTGGGGTGATGTAATTCGACACTTTAAAAAGAAGTTCAAGGATAAACGAGCGGCTAAAAATTTAAAAAAGGAAGATGTTCTAGAACTTATTGGCCTTATACAAACCAATATAGATGCACTTCCTAAAGGTAAGAGAAATTACATGAAGTCATTAATAAATAGACTTGAAGGGGAAATGAGTAAAGAAGAAGAAGAATTAGATAAAAATAAATTACTAAAACTTCTAAGAGATGTTCAAAATTATGCTAAAAGAACTGGGGTTGAACCAGCTACAGTTAATGATGAATCAGTTAATGAAGATATTCAACCATTAGCAGTAGAAGAATTAACAGATGAAGCTCTTACAAGATTAAGGGATCAATTTTTAACAACAGGTACAAGACCAAATGAAGCAGAAATGGCTTTACTGAAATCTGTTCTTGATGAAATGAATAAAAGAGGATTAGAAGAATCAGTTAATGAAGTGGAAAATAAAATTGGTTCTAAAATCAAAGTTTATAGAGATGTAGATGATAGAAAACCCTTGACTATGACATTAGGTAGAAAAATACCCAATAATGATGACGATGCATATGAAGCTACGTATACAATATCTGACTCTGTTGGGTTTCAAAAGAGATCAAAGGAAGTTAAGTTAGACGTTGCTTATGGATGGTTACCTCGCGCAAAGAAACCAATGTGGTTTTTAATGGACCCATGGAAATTAGACAAGATATCTAAGAAAACTCCATATAAAGAATCAGTTAATGAAGCTGAATTAGAAGGTGAAGTTTTAACATCCTCAGATGTTGAACCTGCTGTAGTAGTATCCAATAAAACTAATAGTTATCATATTGTTGCTGTTGATAAAAAAGATGATTCAATTGAAGCAATTGATAGAAGAGAATTATCTAAAGATGAAGTTTGTGGGATGGATAATAATGAGATCAATAAAAGATTTAATAAAATAGCTACAGACTTATTTGAAAATAAGTTAAATGAAGACTTTGGGTATGAATATGAAATTGTAGGTAGGGGAAGTGATTTACTAGGATTTTGCCCTATTAAAGAATTTAACTTTAAGAAAATGGTTAAAGAATCATTGACTCCTAACTACTTAAAATAAACAATTGAAAAAATTATTATTCCTATTAATATTAATAATATCAAGCTGTACCAAATACCAGGTAGTAAGTGAGGTACGAGTTAATTGTTATCATTTACATAGTCCAAAACATGGAGCAGAAATTATTCTAACAAATCAAAATTTAGAAGTAGGCGAGTGGTATAGACTTAATCAATTAGATGTTGTAACGGTTAATGAAAATGATTCCCCCAAGATGAGAAAATTAACCAAAGTTAAAAAATGAAATTACCTGTTTCCTTCGACCAATTTAAAAAATCCCCAGTAACTGCTATTGCTTTTGTGTTAATAATAGTTGTTGGGTACTTGTATGTTGATAATAAAATGGTTCATTCACAACAATTAAATGAACATAAAACTAGAATTGAAAAATTAGAAGCAGATGAATTAAGATTAGAGGAAAAGTTAGATGAAATGAATGAAAAGTTATTAGAATGTTTAGGTTTAAATCAATAATAATCGTTTTAATATTGTTTTCTTGTACCCCAATACAAGAAGAGTGTATTGATCCTGAACACGATCACCACATTAAAGTTGTTAATAAAACAGATAGTATATTATCATATGCAGATCAAAAAATTAATAAAATAAAACAACATCAAGTAGAACAAAGGGTGTTTGTTGATTCTTTAGAACACACAATAGAATTAGAACAAAACACAATTAATAATATCAATAGAGAATTGAATATGAAGATAGATGTTGAGAAAAACCTAGAATTAACAAGACAAGAATTAGAAGTAGCTTTAACTGAATGTAAAAAGAAAGAGAAAGAATTAGAGGAATTAAATGAAAAGTTTACTCTAAAATCAGAGAAATTCATGGATGAAATAGAATATTACATTGACAGAGAAATTAAACTAATAACTTCCTACAGCCATAAAGTAGATTCATTAAAACAAGTAATAGAATTATTAAACCAAACTCCAAATATTGGTAAAAAAGATAAGAGAAAGAGAAAGAAAAATAAATAAGATCTTTGCGCAGAGAAGAACAGGGTGAATAGGTCGTTAACCTATTGTAGAACCTTGGAAAGCCACTGGAGATTAGAGCTCTCAACTACCTGCCCTGTTCTTTTTTTATCACCTACTTATACATTCTATTAAAAACATAATTGATTTTCAGCGTTAAATATTTGGATACCACAAAAATTGTTCGTATATTCACGACGTGAACATGAAGCAAATAATATATTTACATGGATTAGAAAGTCAGCAAGGTGGCCAAAAAGTTGAATACCTTTCAGATAAAGGTTATGTTTTTGCTCCTGAAATGGATTATAAACTTAACCCTGATTTATTCCAAGAGATTTTAGAAGAAATTAAAGAATTAGGTGAACCTGATTTAATAATTGGTTCTAGTATGGGTGGTTATTTTGCTTATATGTTAGCTTCACATTTTGAAAATGTAGAGGTAATTTTATTTAACCCTGCTTTGAAAGAAAGGAGTGTTGAGTTTAGAAATATTGTTAAAGGAAAACATAAAGTTAAAGGAACACTTGCTTTAAGTGAAAAAGATAGAGTAGTAGATCCTAAAGTAACTCTTCAGCATTTAGATGAAATAGGTGAGTTAGAAAATTTCAAAATAGAAGAAATGAAAAATATTGGTCACCAAGTGCCTATTTATAGTTTTCGCGGTATTTATAACAAACACAACAAATAAAAAAATGGATAATTTTGATTTAAGAAAATATTTAGCAGAAAACAAGCTCTTAAAAGAAAATATTGATTTATATGATGCTCTTGATAAATTTGAAAATTTAGAAGCAGAATATAGTTCTAATCCTAGCATTGAAGGAATTCAAGAAATAGGAAACTTTATTGACTTTTTAAGAGAAAGACACCCCAATGGAGTTGGTTATGAAGTTGATTTAGATGCTGAATTTGCAGCATTTGATGAATCCGATTATGAGCCAAGTTATAAAACCCACGTTGATATACAAAATTTTATTGATTTTTTAAGTGAATTTGGAAAAGTAACATTTTCTGAAAACAAGCTTGTAAAAGAATCTGAAGATTTTGAAGAAACTTTATACTATATCAATGATTATTGGAGAACTGATGGAGAAGATTATGATAGTAAGGAAGAATTTATTGAAGATATGAAAGATAACCCTGAAACTTGGGGTATGAATGTAAATCTTTTAAGTGATGAATTCTTTACAAGTGAAGAATACCAAGATTGGTTAAATAGTGATGAATTTTAAAATAAAAAAACAATAAAATGGACAATTTTGATTTAAAAAAATATTTAGGAGATAATAAGCTACTAAAAGAAAATCTTTCTATGAAAGATATAGGGGAAGATGCTTTAAATACTAAAATTTCTTATTATGCTGAAAAATTAATAGGTATGGTTACTCCTGGTGATGAAGAAGGTGTACAAGGATTACTTGATTATCTGCAAGATAACCCTGAAGAAATGCCTGAAGGTTGGGATGTTCCTTTCATTGATGAATATTATGATGAGATTTTAGATCAAACATATGCTTTCGATATTGAGGGTGCTAGGAAAAAAATTGATTATAACTTAGGTGGTGGTCAAGAAAGACATGGTATTGAAGAAGTAAGCAAAGACCCATCTCAGAAAAAATACACTGAGGAAGAATGGAAATATGAGCTTGATTTAAATGCTAAAATGGCAGCAAGGTTAATAGCCCACCAAGCTATGGGGGGTGATTGGGGAGATTTAGTAGATGATTTAGTAGCATTACAAAAACAATCTAGAATTCCTTCCCAGATTGAATTTTTTAAAGAATGGATTATAGGTCAAGAAACTAATAAATTACCTAACCAAAGTAGCGGTTCATTTTTTACAGGTTTAACTGACACAGATGGTTTATTGAGTGCTATGAATTTTGAAGAAGAATTAGAATTTGATGGTGAAAGTGATGAAGATCTTTATTTATACACAGATGAAGAGTATGATAAAGCACAGAAATATCATAATATGATAATAAACCAAGAAGTCCCAGATTGGAATAAATATTAAAATTAAATAATAAAATGAAAAAATCGCAATTAAGACAAATAATTAGAGAAGAAATTCAAAAAGAAACCAAAACAACTCCCCATCAATTTCATAGTGATGAAGAAAAAGCCTATCAAATAGCAGCTGCAGAATTAAGTAATGCTGTTCTTCATCTTGACAGTGATGATCCTAAAACTATGGAGAGGGCCCGAGTAGCTTATGAAGAACTTGGTCCTAAATTAGATGCTCATCTCAGAGAAAAATTTGGAGGAGATGAACCAAAATCATTTTAAAACATATCATCAAGACTGGTAAAATAATTAATGATTAAATTCTTAGACATATTAAGAGAAGAAACATTTAATCAACTCTATGATAAAAAGAATAGATGGATTCAAATGTTAGACGCTGGACAGCGTAAAGAAATAGCTGATAATTTATTCGTTCTAGTCCAAAATTCTTATGCCCCACTTGGTGGACACCCAAGTGTACCAAATGTAGATTCAGTATTTAACCCAAGACTTTACTATTGGGAAGCAATAGACCATGATATTGATCCTGAAGCTGATTCAGTTTTATTTGGTAGAAAATCTCCATTTGGAATTAAAATATCAGGAATTGGTCATGATAACCAAAGAGAATCAAAAAAAGAATTAATTCAAAAATTATCTAATCAATTAAAGAAAAAAGGATATTGGATTGAGGCCTCAGACAGATTAGGTGATATTTTATATGGTATGGGAACTCCATACATAGATAATCAAGAACAAGTTGAAAAAATTTTTAACCAAGAAGTTGAATGGTTAGATAATAAGGGAGAATATAAAAGAGAAGTTTCATCTGGAAATTTCCATGTTGAAACAGTATTTGGTAATCCTATAATTTAAAATGATTAAACTATTAGACATATTGAATGAAGTAAATTATCCAAAAGGTAAATATGTTCAAGTAACAGATCCTTCTGAATTAAAAGATATTCAAGATCAAGTGTTTGACTTGATTCAAAATGCATACTCTTCTATTGGGGGTCATGTTAAATACAAATCACCTTCTGATGTTCTAGACCCTGAATTAACATACTGGAAAGTAGCAGACATAGATGCTGATCCTGAAATAGACGTAGCCACATTTGGTAAAACCACTTCTCATGGAGTCAAACATACTGGAATGGGGCACGATGGAGATAGAGCAAATATTAAAAATTTATTAAAACATAAAACTAGCTTATTAAAAACCCCAGGTAATTATGTTGAAGTTTCTGGTCCTGCATTCAATTCTTTAGTTGGAATTGGAGGCGCTCCTACTATAGATGATGAAGAAACAGTAAGAGATATTTTAGGGCCAAGACGTTCAGGTGAAACTACTTGGCATGGTGCTCATCCAACAGACTCATCTAAAAAAGGTAATGGTTGGTATACAAGAACTATTGGTGGTCAAGAACATACTAAAATAATGGCAGGAATACCTTCATAAAATAATAAATAATGAAAAAATCTGAATTAAAAAAAATAATTAAAGAAGAAATCTCTAAGGTATTAAGTGAGGAAAATGGTGAGATAGATATTATTAGTAAAATAGAAGAGAAATTACTAAAACATCAAAACCATAGTAAAGAAGCCCATAGAGCAGGATATGATACAAAAGTTTATGGGTATACGGGTGGTGAACATGATGCCATTCATGAAACCTTAGTATGGGTGTTAAATTTATTAAGATAAATTAAAATGAAAAAATCAGAACTAAGAAAACTAATTAAAGAGGAAATAAAAGAAAATATGGGTTTAGAAACTCGTAATGAGACAGCACAAAAATTAATAAAAGAGTATGGTTGGGAAATAGCTGTTTTAATGGATGAATTATCTAAGAAAAAATTTGGTCTTAAAGTAGAGGATTGGGTGGAGTATAATAAAGATAAATATAATTTGGGTCCCGTAGTACCAATTTTTTCAACATTATTGGAAAAATTAAAACAGATGGAAAAACTAGTAAAATGAAAAAATCAGAACTAAAACAACTCATCAAAGAGGAAATACGTAGTGTATTGAATGAAGGAAAAATTACTATTGAGGATGGGGATATTGAATTTATCCGTGTCGCTCTTAATTTAACTGCTAATACCTTGAAAAATAAAATAAGGTTAACTGATGATGAAAGAAACCAATTGGATAATCTATTAGATAAGTTTGGAATAGATGTAAGGGACCGCTCTGGTGTTGATGCGACATCACAACAATTAGATAGAAGATAAACAAAACTAAAAAATGAAAAAAAGCCAACTAAGACAAATAATCAAAGAAGAAATTTCTAAGGTATTAAATGAAAATACAGACGTCCTTGAAAGAGAGGGAGTTTGGTTTTTCCATCCATCAGAAGAAAATTTTAGTAATAGATCACGAGACTATCATGTAAAAACATTACAACCATGGATATTTAGTGAACGTTTTAGTATGAAAAATCGTGCCCAAAGTGCAACTGAAAATACTGTAATGAGTGTATATGATGAGAATGAAGCATTACGACATCAAAAAAAATATGGTAAACCTGATGAAAAAATTATAAAGGCATTTCAACAAGTTGAGGATGCAATGTGGGATTTAAAAAGAGAAACACCTGCAAGAGCTTATGATGAATATAGTTGGTATAGATTTGGGAATGGCTCTGCCTCTGATGTTGGTTATGTTTATTCTCCTGAAAATGGGTTTGAGTTTTATTTAAACCTTCCTAGAGAAATAAGACACCCAGAAGAATATAGTTGGGTAAAGGATGAAGATATAGAAATGTTTAATAAAATAACAGATGGGGTTCGTAAAATTGCTGATAAAGTAGGATCAATGGGATTTAAAACTTCCATTAATTCAACCCCTGAAGGGTATACTAAATGATTAAATTAATAGATATATTAAATGAGATCGGTGATGCATCTGCAAAGAAGTATAAGTGGACTATTGATAGAGGATCTACAACACCTCAAGAATATGCCAACTATATTGAATTCTCAACCCCCCAAGACATAACTACTTACAAATTTACAACAGATAAAGGAACTAAATACACCGTAGAGATGGATTATGGGTGGAGTGATAGATATGAGGGATTAATTGTTGATGTTAACTTTTGGGCCCATGATGAATATGGAATAGACTCAGAGATGTCTGTTACAAACTTAGGTGAGCAGTATGAAATAATGGCAACAGTTACAGATATTGTAATTAGTTGGATTAACGAATGGGATAAGCATGTCCCAATAGGAAAAGTAATTATAGCCCCCAAATCAGAAGAAGATGAAGATACATCATTTGGTAACACAACAAGTAAGAGAGGTAAGATGTATGCGCTGTATATAAAAAATCAATTATCTAAACTGGATAAGCCTTATAAATATAGAACATTTGATGATAAATTTGAACTTTACTTACCTGACTTACCTGCATGATTAAACTAAAACACATATTAAATGAAGTTTTAGAAAATAATTCAATACAAGTAATTGTTGATAGAGTGTACCCTCAAATAGTAAAAGATTTAGGTGGTCAAATGAAACCTGTTGAAGTACATGAAAATATTTGGAAACAAGTAGATGCTGTAGGGATTAAAGACTTAAAAAGAGAACAAGGCAATCCAGATGCTCGATATGATCCCCATAAGGATATAATTTATTTATATTCTGAAAAAACAAATACTGAAGAAGATATTATAAGATCATTATTACACGAACACACCCATACATTACAAGACCAAGAGGAATTCAAAAAACTATACGACCAAGGTTTTAATTATGGTAATCATCCTTTCGAGAAAGAAGCAATAAGAGCAGAAAGAAACTGGCAAAAATATTTGGATACCTGAAGAAGGGTTCGTATATTTACGGCGTAAATAAAGAGATAAAATAAAGGTTATGGCAGAATTAACATTAAAAGTATTTGAAGGAAAAACGATTGAAAGCATTGATCAAGGTATTGAAATTGGTGAAGAATTAATTTTAATCAAATTCACAGATGGTAATGTATTGAAAATCAACTCATACAGTGAAGATGCTTATGTAGACTCGGGTTTAGCTTGGGAAATAGATAGTTGGAAATAAAAATAAAATAAAGGTTATGGCATTTAAAGAAAACAAATTATTCAATTCACTAACTCCTAAAGATATTTATACAGTGAGTAAGGAAGTGAAAGATTTATTAAACAAGTTATTTGGTGGTAATTTATCATCAGTAGCATTTGTTAGAGAGAATGAAGAAGGTAATTATGAAATTAAACCTGCAACATATTCTGATAAAAAATTATTAATAAAAATATTTCAAGATATACAATATTATAAATAAAAAACTATGAGATATAGAGGATTATCACTAGAAGATGAAAAATACCTAAACATGGTAAATAAGTTAAATGCCTTAGATTTAATTGAACTAGAAAAGAAAAAAGAAGTTGAATTAGGTTTAGCTGATGCTAATATGGATTTTAGGGTAATAAAGGACTGTGAAAAACAATTAACAATTATTGACACTGTTCTTCAAGTAAGAGCATTAAAGAACTAGAAAGACTTATGCAAAAATGCTTGGATACCTGAAGAAGGGTTCGTATATTTACGGTGTTCGAATGGTTCGAGCAAATTAAATTAAAAAAAATAAAGGTTATGTTACAAAATTTTAAAAATGGTTATGAAGTTAGTGAGAAAAGTGAAATCGCTAAAAAAGAAAAAAATGATTGTGTAGTTAGAGCATTTGCAAATGCATTTGAGGTTAATTACAATATGGCTCATGTGTTTGTTTCTAAAAGATTCAATCGTAAAAAAGGAAAAGGTACAAAGTTTTTCAATAGTACTTTAAAAAAATTATCCAAAAAACCAATTACTTTTGACCCAGCAGGTCAATTAGATTTGTTTAATCAAGATGGTAAAACATTTAATATTGAGCATGTTGGTGATCAGCCAAAATTAGGGGGTAAATTAGTTAATAGAAGATATAAGCACAAAAAAGTTGCTTATACAGTTAAAGCATTTGCTCAAAAATTCAATAAAGGAACTTATATAATATTAGTTCACAAACATGCATTTACAATTAAAGATGGTGTTTTGATTGATAATGGGAGTTACCAATTTAATGGTTATAGAAGAGTAGTTGAAAGCGCTTTTAAAGTAAGCGCTTAATTACTTGGAAGAGCAAAAGTTCTTTCGTATATTTAGACATAAATAAAAAAAATAAAAGTTATGAATAATACATTTACAAAACAAAAAGTTACAAATTTTAGAAAAGATTTCCAAGATGCAGTTTTGGAATTAGAAAAAAAGTATGGGGTTACAATTAAATTAGGAACACTTACTTATGATGAAACCTCAGTTAGGGGTAAAATGACAGCTCTTAAAGGAGATAGAGGAAATATTTTAACTAAAGAAGATTTTTCAATTGGTGAAAGAGTTAAAATTTCTCATAAAAAAGTACTTCCAGATTTGATTTTTGAGATTCAGAAAATTAATCAAAAGAATATTAAAGTTGTTTGTACAAGCAATAGGTTTAATATAATTAATGTTTCACCAGGTTTATTAAGAAAAATATAAGTTATGAGTAGTCAAGCAAAAGATAAGTTTTGGGGTGATATAGAAATAGTGATTGATGGATTTAAAGATGAAATAGAAGATATTTTAAAATACACAAGTTATGAAACCCCCGAAGTTCAAATTCTAGAAAATTTAGAATCAGAATTTAAATACACATTAGAAACTATAAAAAAATTAAAAAATAAATATAAATTATGAAAGATAGAACAACAACATTTGTCACATTAGTATTTCTATTTTGTATGGGAATGACTCTATATTATTATTTAAATGATAATACTCATCAAATGATATTTTATGGTGTGTTATCATTAGTTAATTGTTCAAGTTTAACTGATTTAAGACAATCAAGCTAGAAATTATGAAGGTACTAACAGCCTATGATTGGCTTGAAAAATATAAAAAAAATTACCCAAATGGTACAGAAGTTTCTAAGATGATGGATGATTATGCCCTTTATTATCATGAGGAAACTAAAAAATATGAACATTTAATGGGTATGTGGAAATCAGAATGGTATAATAAATATAGGTTATTGGATATTGATTTTGAAGTGTTTTGCGGAATGGTAAATTACCCCAAAAATGATCATGATAAACATTTAAGAGGGGATCATAATCCTGGTAGCTTATGATAACAAAAAAACAAAAAATATTATTGATAACATATTGGGTTTTAATATTATTAGGGTTATTATTTTTAAACTGTAGTTGTAGCACAAGCAAAAGAGCTAAGCCGTGTACATCATGTCCTCATTTCAGTTACATTTATTATGATACAACAATATTAACAATACCCCATTACAATTATAATGGAATGTGTTTTCCAGAAAGTAAAACTTTATTAATAAGTGAGGAAGAAATAACAATAGAACAATTATGAAAGATAATAGAATTAATAGATTAAGAATTCTAGCAAGTTGGTTATTAAATTCTAAAGATGAAATTGATCCTTACCATGATGGTAAACTAGAATCAGCAATCAAAACAGCTAAACAAGAAACAAAACAGGAAATAGGGGATTATTTAGAAGAAATTTTAAATATGAATGACCCCCAAATTGAAAGAGAAATATTAAATATAGAATCTAACCAAATAAAAAAAGATTTACCATTTTAAAAGGCAGAACTAATGAATAAAACAGCTATTGAAATATTACTAGAAATAATAGAAAACTCATATGAGAAATGAATAGTAAAACGTATAATATAATACTTGTAAGTATTTTAGTTATTATGGTTTATACTTGCTCTACAGTAAGAAAGGCTAAACCCTGTGATCAGTGTCCTCAATATACGCAGCAGATTGATTCACTTAAAAAGAAAATAAAAATTGATTCTATAACTTTAAATCAGGTTAATAAAGATTATTATGAATTATGGGAAGAAAACCAAATATTTTCCTCGATGTTGAGTGAGATAGAAAACGAACCTGGTGGGCATGAAATATTGAAAACATTATACGATAAACACAAATGAAAAATAAATTAACATTAATATTAACTTTATTATCCCTAAGCTTACTAGGACAAAATTATGACATTTACCGAGTAGTAGCTTATAGTAATAATATAGAGGTACATTCGATTTCAAATATAATTAAAGTGCCTCAAGAACATGCAATCTTTGTTCCTAATGTTTTTTCACCAGATGGAGATAATACAAATGATGTATTTCAGGTTATGGGTAGAGGGTTAGATCATATAACAATAGAAATTTATAATCGATGGGGTCAATTGGTATTTGAAGCACCCCATTTAAATGAAGCTTGGGACGGAACATTTAGAGGTAAACCATGCCCAATTGGAACATATGTTTACCAATTAAAAGTAGATGCTTTAACATCACAATCAGGAACAATAACATTAATAAGATGATAGAAATAGTAATATTTAGTTGGGTATTTGCTTTTGCAATATGCATTTACGCTTACATAAAACATAGATTAAACCAATAATGAAAAAATTTCTCCAATTTACCCTGATTTGGATAAGTCAAAACTTAGCAATACCCTTTTGGATAGTAGGACATATTCATTTATCAATGAATGTATACGAAGACATCCATGAAATAGGAGCATCAATTGGTATGAATCTAATAGTTCTTATTGGGTTTATATTGGATTACAAGCAAAGTAAATAAAAGACTCCCGCGGAAATGCTTGGATACCTGAAGAAGGGTTCGTATATTTACGGCGTAAATAAAGAGATAAAATAAAGGTTATGAAAAAAATAGAAAAATTAGAAAAACAAATTCAAGAATTAAGAAATCAAGAATCACTTCTTCACAAAGAAGCAAAAATGGAAATAGAAGAATATTTCCAAACAAATTACTTTCAAAATTTACCTTTAACTAGAGTTTCAGGTTATGATTTTGAAGATTTTAATTTTGAAAGAAGAAAAGAAGGTTATGATTACCCACAAGAAATTTGTAGGTTAAGATTTAAAAGATCTCATTGGGATAAAAAAGAGTATGATGATATTGCAATTGATTATTATTCTTCAGGAACAACTGATGAATGGGAAGTTACCAGATTAGTAACAATAGGTAAAATTGCTGAAAAGATATTTTTATGTAAAAATGCCATGTTAAAGGATTTTAACAAAATTCCAGTAGAAAATAATAAAAAAAGAAGTAAATTAAGAAGTAAGACTTTTAAATTAGAAAGAGAAATTGATCAAATTAGAAAAGAAAAATCTGAAATAGATAAAATGCAGTCTTTACATTTTCTATTTAGTGAAGGAATTGAATTTGATGATGAAAGATTGAAAAGTTGTGCCATTAGAAATGATCATTATGTTAGACATGTTAAGAAAATTAAATTTTTAAGATGGACAAATGATAATAAAAAATCATTAAGTGTTGAAATAACAACATCTTTTACAGATTGGAATGGTAACAAAGTTGTAAACACAGATGTTTACAATAAAGTTAGATTATTTAATGTAGATCATTTCATTAATTTGAAAACTAAACAATTAAATGAAGAATTAGTAAAATAAGAGATATGAGTAGAAGATATAAAGTAGAAAGGTTTTTTGATAGATATAATCACCTAATGGAATTTATAAGAACAGTAACAGCAGTAACAGTTGTAGTATTACAAATAATAATATTAATAAAACTATTTAATTAAAATGAAAGTTGAAGATCTAAACCAAATAATAAGAATATTATCTAATAAAGATATTATAACAGAATATGAGAAAATAAATGATTATTTGATCTCAGATCCTCACGATGAACATAGTGTAATGTTACAACATTTATTCCAAATTGAAATGTCTCAAAGATTTATAAACAATTATAATGGAAAAAAGAAAACTGGAGAAAACTAAAGATTGTGAAGGAAATATCATTCAAAGTGGTGATAAAGTTTCTTACATAAATAGAGTTACCGAACTAGTAACTGAAGGTGTTATCCACCATATGATAGGAGGCAGTTTTGGAATAGAAAGCAAAACCCATAGGGGAATTTATAAATATACAGAAGTGAACATATTTAAAATAAAAAAGATCCCCACATAAATGTGTGGATACCTGAGGGAGAGTTCGTATATTTACGGTGTTAATGAGAAAGCAAAAAAATAAAAGTTATGGAAAATAAAGGTTTAAAAATAACAATTCCAGAAAGGGTAATTCCAAAAGTAGTAATTCCTGAAGTAACATTAGATTATTATGTAGAGTTAGAGAAATCTGTTAAAAATTATATGGAAGATAGATTTAATTATTTAGCAGTAGGAAGACACATATTAGATGATTTATCTCGTTCACCTTATATTGAAAAATTACATAATATTTTCCAAGAACATCTTGATTATAATGAAATAGCAAAGGATTTTGATAGATTAGGTCAGGAAATTACTGATAAGAAAAACCAAGAAGCTTTAGATAAAAGATTTGAAAAACATGGTATTGAAATTGGTTTAAGTGATGAAGAGCTTAAAGATAATCTTAATAAAATATTAGAATTAAGAAAAGAATTTATTAAAACCAAACCAACCAAAGGTTGGGATACTAAAAAAATAAAAATTCACAGAAAGGAATTTGATGAAAAAGTATTTAAATTATTTAATTTTAAAGTAATTAAATATGGAAAAGTAGAAAATTCATCTAATCAAGTTCCGTTAATTGATGAAGATAAATGGATATTCACCCAAAATATATTTGTACAAAATAATTGGGATAATTACAGATTAAAGATTGTAGTTACATGGAGTACTAATAATAAAAGATGGGAAGGAAATGATTTATTTGAGTTTGAGTATGTAAAAAAAGGATTAGACCATTCAAATTATATTAGAATAAATAACAGAATTATTAACCTTAAAAAATAAAAATTATGCCTTGTAGTGATAGCGAAGCCAGAAATTATTTAGATGATCACAGAACTCAGAGTTTAATGAAAGAAACAAGAGATCTAGAAAAAGAAGTAAATAATCTTAAAAAACAATTAGTAAAAAATAAAACAGAAAACGAATTAAATCTAGAAGCAGATTTAGTAAGATTAAACCAAGATAATATTAATCTTGCTAAAAAATTAAATAAAACAACAGAGTTGTTATGTAATGCAACGTTTAAAATGTTTACTCATGATAACGAAACACATGAGGAATATATAGAAGGTCTTTGGGATAAAAAAGAATATGAAAAAAAACCATCAACCCTATTAAAACCTGGAACTAAATTACACCAATGGTTTCTAGAACATACCGAAGTGGATGCAAATAGAATGAAAGAGGAGTTAGATAAAATTATGAATCATAAAGGTAAAACTTTACAAAACATAATTAAATGGTATAGTGGTTTAGATGATAAAGAAAAATGGGTGTTTGAAACACATAAACATTTTAAAGGAATAAAATTAAAAAATCTATTAAAATAAACATTATGACTAAAAGAGAAAAAAGCATAATAAACCCACTTAAGAAGATTAAAGCTTCTGGAAGGAAGACCACAGATAAAGAACAACAATTAATAGATGAAGTAGAAACCAATCTTGGGGATTGGAGATGGCTTCAAGGAGTATTCGAAGAATTTGGAGACATATTTCTTGCAGTTGGGTATAGATTATCAGTTAATGAATTGTCTGAAATCATGAAGTTAATGAAAAAGTATAGAATGAATTTAGACGCACCTGATGATTATACTAGACGTCATGGATATGATAGTATGGTTTTACGTTTATATTACAATTAAAAAATTAAAAAATGAAACACATAGTATTAAGTAAAGATCAATTAAAAGGCAAGTTATGCGTGGAGCTATGCAGTACCAAAGACATTGCAGATAATCGCAGGAAAATGCTACTTAACACATATAATGATGTGGTTGTCTTAAGTGAAGATGATTATAAATTTATTGCTAGCACGTCAATAAAAAATACAATAAAAGAACAACAACCAGATAATTATTACGCTTGCATTTCACCAGATCCAATATGGAATGGACCAAGTAAAGATTTAGTTGGTGATGAAGAAGCTTTGGCTCCTCAATGTTTCCATGAGGATGAAGAAGGTGATGAATATTATTTGAATTCAAACGGTTTTCATTATTATTTGTTTGAGAAAACAGTTATACTTAAAGGTAATAGACAACAAACAATTTATGTGTTTGGAAAGAAAGGATGGAGAATTAGCGCTGATTTAAAGTTATTAAAGTATAGTGATATACCTCATGATAAAAAGGTAATTGAATCACCTAAAACGGGGGTACCATTTTTAAAAAGTAATTAAACCAAAACAAAGATGAAAATTAAAGCTTTTTATTACACCACTCCCCTAAATAATCCGTATATACGATTTATGTGGAAATGCTTGGAGAAGCAAAAAATTGTTCGTATATTTACGGTGTTGGTTAATTAAGAACAACAAAAAGCAACAACTAATAAGTTGTTGTTACTAAAATAAAAGTTATGGCAAAAGTAAATTTAAAACAGAGTAATAAAGAAATAATAGCAATAGTAGAATTTGAAGAATATAATGGTAAAACTGTAGAAACATTTAATAAATTATATTTTAGAAGTAAGAGAGAAGCTATGGATTATTTAGAAAAAGATGGATATAAGAAAGATGAAATCCATGAATGGATAAAAGATTATTCAAAAACAGCAACAATAAGAGTTAAACATTTAATGTAAGGGTTATGGTAGAATTTGAAACATTTGTAAAGAATACTAGAGGTGAATGGTTTTTAAAACGAACTAAGAGATCAATGAGATTATGTGGAGAAACAAGATTAGATTTATGGTTACGATCTGATTTTATGAGATTTTTAACAACGATAACTAAAGAAAGACTTAACTAAAATAAATATGAGAAAAATAGCTTATTTAATATTAATGTTCATGATTGGATTTTTTGGGTTAGCCTTGATAATAGACGATTCCCAAGAATTAATAATAGCCAAAGCTAAAATAATGTTTGTTGGTGTTTTAATATCAGCAGTATTGTATACAATAATAGAATATAAAAAAATAAAAAAATGATGGAAATAATTTTGACACTTTATATCGTTAGAGTAATAGCATGTATATGTGCTTTAGCTGTGATGGACAAATGGGAATTAGAAAACAATGGAATTGGAACCAAAACAAAAGCAGTGTTGTTTGCGTTTATGCCATTTTATTTGTTCTATCTTGTAGGTAAAAGAATTAATAAAAAATTTGAAAAATAAAAGTTATGGAAAACAATAATTACAGTAATTTTTATAGTGCATTAGGAGCATGCAGGATATTATTGATAACATTTATTATATTAAAACTAACAGACAATATTGATTGGTCTTGGTGGTGGGTAACATCTCCATTATGGATACCTCTTGTTATTGTTACTCTAATGACATTATTATTTGAATTATCCGATTTATAGATGAGAAAAGTAATTAAAAGAATATTAAAAGGAATTGGGGAAATTCTTAAATACATTGGATTATTATTTTAAAAAACAAAGAAGATGAGAGCTAAAGAAAAATACGAAAAAACAACCGGAGACATGGAACCTAATTGTCAAATTGACTATCATGGATGGTATCAAAGATATGTTAAATGGTTGGAAAAACAAGTAGAAAAACAAAGATGAAGATAATTAAAGCAATAGTATCACATCCATTTAGATTTAAAATATATAAAGATGGTTTAGATATAGGAATTATATGGCTAATAATTTTAATATTAATTTTTTAAAACCAAAAGAAGATGAGTAAATTAGAAAAACTATATGAACAGTCATTAATGAAGTGGGGATTCAATTGGTTACCAGCAACACCACCAGGAACTTACTTACATTCATATGATGAGTTCAAACAGAAGATGGAATCAGATAATGAATTCTATAATAAAGTCGTAGAAGAATTAAACCAAAACAAAGATGATAAATTTTAGAGAAGTAATAGGTGTAATTTGGGCACTTTTAACAGCAATATTAATAGTAGTAATAATTAAGGCTGCACTTGATCCTGAAGTTAGTAAAAATATGATGTGTTTTTTATTTTTAGGTTTGATAGCGGGAGTATTAACAACTGTTGCTTTAGCACAAGATTAAAACCAAAAAAAGATGAAAGAAAAAGAATTAAATAAAATAGCACAAGAAATGTTTGGTGTTAATTACAATGAACTTGGAGTATTGGGACAATTGATAATTGATGATAAATTAAAAGAACTAAAACCAAAAGAAGATGAAAATTAATAGACCAAAAGATGGAGAATATAGATACAAGACTAAGTTCTTGTGGTTTCCAAAAAGATTTGATGGTGGATGGTATTGGTTAGAAACTATAACTATCAGACAAGTGTATTTGTACCATGGAGTAATGAAACGTGGATGGTCAGATATTTGTTTGTCAAATCCAAAAGAAGAATTTAAACCAAAACAAAGATGAAGTGGATTAAAAAAATGTTCTTTAAATTTCTACATCAAAATGATGAAGAGCTTAAGATTATGATGTACATTAATTCTTTAGATAAAGATGACAGTTACAATATTAAAGTAGCACAGTCATATAAGAGGTTATCGAACGGTATAGCCATAAGATTAGGTAGAGACGGAGATTATAAGGAAACACTGAGTAGAATAAAATACTATACCTCTCAGTACGAAAAATATAGAAATTTACACATAAACCAAAACAAAGATGGCATTAAGTGATTGTATAAAATGTTGGCAGACACCTTGTGAATGTGGATATGAATATCAATGTTGGTCTATCGAAGCAAAGATTAAACAAATCGAGACAATAATGGGAAAGGATAAAAAAGAAATATTAGAAAAACTAAACCAAAACGAAGATGAAGACTTAGAAGAGGTACTAAAAAAACTTAAAGAAATGAAACCATCAATTATACAAGAATATATTAAGATTATGATGTACATTAATTCTAACATAAATAACCAAAACAAAGATGAGTAAAGAAGAAAAATTAGATAAATTATTAAAACTTGAGAAAGAGTTAACTATGATGTTTGACTCTGATGTAAGAGTTGCATTAGCTTTATTAGAAGAAATTAGAAAATTAAAACCAAAAGAAGGTGAGTAAAGAATATAGAATTAAAGAACAAAAGTATAAATATCCACATTGTCATGGCAGTTTATTCGTTCCACAATACAAAGTATTTAGTATTTCGAAGCGTCTGTGGCATCCATGGATGTCTATTGGAATTATTTTATCTTCTATGGAAGAAGCGATTAAAGTAATAGAAAACGACATAGAGAAAGACAGAGAAGTAGGAGAAGTAGAAACAATTATTCATAACTACCCTTTAAAACCAAAAGAAGATGAAAAAGATGTTTAAAGGAAAAATAGATTACATACGTTTCTGGAAAAAACGTTTAACTCAACAAGAGATATATTTGGAGTATACAAGAGGATTGAATTTAGATATAAAACCAAAACAAAGATGAGTGAAGAAGATTTAAATAAATGTAAGGATTTCCTTGATTACTTTAATGTAAAATGGGATGGTGATAAGATTAAACTAACAAGTGGTGGTAATGGTGTATTACTAAATCCTAATACTGAAGAATGGAAAGAGTTTTTAGGTTATAGTGTAAATAGTATTGCTCGACTCGTTGCTAAAGAGTTAGGTAAGGAAGTTTATTGGGATGAAGAGGATTATTATTAAAACCAAAACAAAGATGATTGAAAACACAAAAGTATTATTGTTTATTATACTCATATTTGTACCAATAGCATTGAGCATAAACTTATGGGCAAAAGGAATTACAGACGAATTTTTAAAACAAAACAAAGATGAGTGAAGAATGGGTGGATATACTTTTGTATTACATAATATTTGTTATGTGTTTTTTATTAGGGTGGTTTGCTAGAAAAACATATGATTTGGAGAAAATAATTAAAAAAAGAAAAACCGAAGAACGACAATCAAGATTAATTAACTATTGGAGAAACAAAGATGAAAAATAAAATAGCACAAGAAATGTTCGGTGTTGATTATGATCAATTAGGATTATTTGGTAAATGGGAAGTAGAAGATAAATTAAAAATAATTATAAAATGGAAGATAAAAAAGTAAAAGAGGATTTAATGAGGTACTATTCTGATTTTTCTGATAATGGGAAAGCAGCAGTAGTTGGTTACATTTGTGAATCTAAATTATGTGATATCATGGGTTGGAAACAGGAGGATGGAAATGGTTATGATGCACTAACAACTGAAAGTATTAATATTAAAGTTGGTAACCAAACAATTCAAAAAACTAACCGAAAAATCAAAATCGAAATAAAAACGATGACGAACATTACATCGACAAATCAGTTACCGTATGATTCCGAGATGAAACAAAATAAGTATGATTATCTAGCGGTTTACTTGTATAGTGAAAACAGGTTAAGTTTAATTCCACATGATGAGATAGATACATTAGTTAAAACACCTGGTGTGGGGTTAACGTTGAATATTAAACCCAAATATAGACATAATCATTCAACACCTGTTTATAGTGAATTAACCAAGTTGTTCTTCAAATATGAGATAAAAGGGTTTTATATTATTCAACAAGATAAGTTAAAAGCCAATGCACGGGTGGAAAACAAACAACAACGAGTGGATAACAATGTGAGGTTAAATAAAGGATTAAGCAAAACATTAAGCGTAGGTGAAGAAATGGTGTAGTGTTACGTGGGATAGGAGAGGGATGGGGTTAGCCCCTTCATTCCGATCCCCAACCTCTCTTCAAAGTACTTTAAAAATATATATGAACCGCGCGCTGTTCACGCCTCCCCGCGAGGTGATTTGGAGAAGCCAAGGAATGTTCGTATATTTACCGCGTTGATTAATTAAAGCACATTATGAAATAAATTAAGCAAAGAATTAAGCAAAGAATTAAGCAATCTACCTGCTGAAGACAAACAGTGAAAGAACCAGTATAGTGACCTTTGGGATATCTATAGAATACGTCATATTCACTAAAATTGAAAATTGGCAGGTAGTTATTTAAACTTAGTTCCTATGCTACTTGAGTATGTTTTACCATACAATAACGTGAGATAGTAGATATATTAGTAAGTAAAAATACTAATTGAGTGAGGTTTGACTCCTCCATAGGGCGAAATTAGTAGGGGTAGAAAGGTATCTTTATTTAGATACAAGTGGATTGAAAGCTAGCATCGAGGGTTCGATTCCCTCCTACCCTAACAACTAAACATAATAAAATAACATATGGCAGGTAAAGGCAGACCCAAGGGTCAACAATCAAAAACATGCCTCATTAAGGATGAGCTGATAGCACCTTATGAGGTTCACATTGACAAGTATAATTACATTTTAATCAACGGGAAAACAGGTGTAACCGAAGGATATTACACACACTTAACATATGCTTTAAGGGCAGTGTTGAAGAAGCGGTATGTTCCAACAGGAGGTGATGAAAATGTTTATACAATAAAACAATATATTGAAGCAATGCAATTAATGCGCGATGAAATGACGGAATTATTGGTTCCAGCGCATCATAAGCTATAATATGCTGTTGGTGGTTCGTACGTAATACATTACTATTAGAATCATCGTCCGTACCTTATACATTACTAGTAAGGTAGGGGTACATACTTCCTATAATACACATAGGGGAGTACATAATAATATAATCATAATAATATCATAACATAACATGCTATAACACTGCATAACATATAATGTAATGCTGTAGGCGGGCGGCGGGCGTACGCCGGTATATATGCAATATATCCCATGTGCGCTGATGTCCATATATGCGTGGATACGCCAAGGAAGGAAGTAGATGTATGATCAGTTCAAACCACCCCTTTCACCACCGACCAAGTATATCCCTATATAATATACCATGGCATTTCCCATTTTGCCCAACCAATGTAAAATCCAAAGGATCCAAAATCGTCTCTTTAACAAATCTTTTTGTATCGAGCAAGGTATATACGAAGGATTTGGTCACCTGGAGAATCTTTCGTATATTTATACCATATAAAAACACACCATGGAAGACTTCAATTTAAGAAAATACTTAAAAGAAAATAAGCTAGTAAAAGAAGACTCTAGAATGTCCACTTTCAAACCGGGTGATATGTATTCGGCTAATTTTGATTACAAAGGTATGTTAGATTATTTAAGGAACATAGATATGGAAACAGCGGATGTGGAAGAGCTAGAAAAGGTGCATACGTCTTTAGTAGATGTTAATTATCATGCAGAAGCAAGCGCGTTGTCGTTCTTCATTGATGCTTTAAAAGACCATGACCCAGCTATTCAAGGCTATTATAAGGAGTTAATAAAAACAATAGGATAAAAAATCTCTCAATATAGCTGCTTTTTCATAATACTCTTTTTTAACAGCAAATTTTAACATATCCCTTAAAATATCTTCGGTAAGAACTATTTTATCTCTCATCTTTGTTTTGGTTTAAGTACTCTTTCTCTTTTTCTTCATACCATTCTTTATACTCATCTGTACCATTATACATCACCTCCCCTGTATGTAGTTCTACAAAGAACCCCATTCCAAAGCTGTGCCCATAATCTTTAATGAATTGTTTGATATAATCTTGTTTACTCATCTTTATTTTGGTTTAATAGTAAAAAGGTTTTATCATTATCAGTTAATTCACTTCTTAATCTAGGAATACCAGCTTTATCATGTTGTTCTTCTGGTGTCCATTTATTCATTCTATAATCATAATTCTTACTATGGAATATAATAGACCTTTCTCTCTCAGTTAATTCTTCTTCACTCATCTTTGTTTTGGTTTATTTATTTCATCTATCACTTTATAAAATTCTTTTTCCGCCTTTTCCAATCTTTTTAAATGTATTTTATATTCATCTTTATCTATCAACTTAGGGTTAATACATTCCACTCTACTTTCACCTTTTATAGGTACGAAATAGGATAAATGTTCATCCTTATCAGAACTAATTTTTTTTACTACTTCTTCTATAAAAGTTGGTATCTCAGTGTTAATCAAATTACCGGTGTCTATATAATGCACTAAAATTAATTTATCTTTATTCATCATCTTTGTTTTGGTTTAATTTATGGTGTAACATATTTCTTAATTTATTCACCTCTGTCATTTTTACTCTCCCAAAATCTTCACAATAGTAATTCTCTTTAACACTCATCCCATTATCAGCTTGGGTTTTCAATTGAGTCCAATAATCATATATTAAATCTACTAATTCAGATTTGTCTAATTGGTTTAATTCTTCTTTACTCATCTTTGTTTTGGTTTAATTATTTCTATAATAACAATTAATGTTAAATTAATACAAGTTATTAATAATAATATCTCAGTTAGACTCATCTTTGTTTTGGTTTAATTCTTTAAGAGATTAACAAATCTATAACAATGAGCAAAATAATCCCTTCCAGTATGAGAATTAACCTCATCAGTTCTGTTTAACAATACATTTAAAAACAATGCCGATAAATGATGATAATATTTTCTAGCATAATATTCATCATCACCATCAAATTTAAGTTGTTCAATCAATTCTATGTTACTATATTTTTTACCATTGGAAAACTCATACACCAACTTATCAACTAGTTTGTTGCCTTTGTCCAAATAATCATATTCTTTTTCTCTAGTTTTCATCTTTGTTTTGGTTTAATATTTCATAGATTCTCCTAATTTCTTTTTCAAATGATTTTGAAAGAGTATTCTGGGTCTCTAGCATTATTTTAAGTGTTTTGTAACATTGGTATAAGGTAAATCCTATAAACCCTATTGCTATCCATTGTATTAATTCAAGTATTATCATCTTTGTTTTGGTTTATTTTTCATATTATAATTAATGTAAATATTATTACAGAACAAGCAATTAATGTTCCTATAATATGTAACCCCTTCTGTAACTTATTTAATTTATTCCAATCCTCTATCATCTTTGTTTTGTTTTATAGAACAGCACTTAAAACACTAGCTATTATTCCTATAATAATGAATAACCAAGTTAATTGTTCATGTGATTGTTCTGATTCTTTTTTTACTTGTGTTTTTGTTTTAAACTTCATCTTTGTTTTGGCGTCAATATACGAAAGAAATATGGGATTTCCAAGTTATTCCCAAAAAAACGTATATACGTAAGAAATTGGTTACCTGAAGGGCCTTTCGTATATTTATAATAAATTATATTCAATGAAAAAATCAGAACTAAGGAAAATTATCAAAGAGGAAATTTTGAAAGAATCACTTCAATTTACCCCGGAGGAGAAAAAAGAAGGCCAACAAATGGAAATGAAAGTAAATGTTCTATCTACCATAGATGAATTAAACCAGTTTCTGAATGGTAATGTAACCGCTGAGGGATTGAAAGATGCTTTAGAAAGTATGATTTATAAACTAAATAGATTAAATTATAAATAATGAAAAAATCAGAATTAAGAAAATTAATTAAAGAGGAATTAAAATCTGTAAATGAAGGAATTGAAAATAAAATTCCCGGAATGAGAGATTTCTTATTATTTAAATCCATTATGGATACTCGAACTATAAAACGTGCTGATGATGAAGATCAACGTAGATGGGCTGAGGTTACTGAGGAATTAGATGATACCTTAACGCGTTGGATGGATTTGTTGTTAGAATTAGATAAAATATACCCATCATGAAAAGATCACAACTAAGACAAATAATCAAAGAAGAAATCTCAAAAGAATTAAAGGAAGGCGCTTTAATGGACCAGGGTGGTTGGGATTATAACTTAATGGACCAGATAGAGGATAAAGTTGAGGAATTAAACTCAATAATTGGGAAATATGATAATGAGGAGATTATTAATTTAATAAATGAAATTATTAGAGATCTTGAACAGCTGAAAAATAAATAATGAAAAAATCTGAATTAAAACGTATTATCAAAGAAGAAATTTCCAAGGTATTAAAAGAAAATACTATGGAAATAAAACCCGGAATTAACCTAAAAGGGAATGATGGTAACTTATATACAGTCCTAAAAGCGGGTAATCCTCAAACCCCACACCTCATTAACAATGTAGTTGCATTAATGAGATTTAATGATGATGAAATTGTTTATTTCCCTCAAGATTTCGGTAGATATTTAGAAATAGACCAATTTTGGGATCATTTTGAACAAACTAGATAATTATGAAAAAATCACAACTAAGAAAAATCATTAGAGAAGAACTTAAAGGAGCACTAAATGAAGGTATTAACCCTTTAAAACATCATTTCTTAAATTTACAATTAGATCTTAGACAAGAACTTATTAATAAATTAAAGGGTATGGATACCCAAGCATATATTGCAACTATTGAAAAATTGATTAATGAAGAGGGTTGGAATATTGGAAATCCTGAGGATGGTAGAGAGGTGTATTTATATATCCAAGGGATGGATGATCAAAAAGTTGAGGCTGCATTAGAAAGTGAAGCCCTTATAAGAGGATACGGTACACATATTAGATAAAATAAATTATGAAAAGATCACAACTAAGGAAAATCATCAAAGAAGAACTTAGTAAATCTATTGTTGAAAATGAACAGTGGAGTGCAGGTGATGTAAGTGAAATTATGAGGCAATTATTGTTAACTCAAAAAACATTGAGAAATGGTGCTTCTCATATGGAGAGATTAATTGAAGTATTAGGTAAGTATGTTAATAAACCCCAAGGAGATAAATTAGCAGGTATGGTTCCTGATAACTACCAGGTAATTGATATTCTTAATAAAATGGAGAATTTAAATAAAGGTCTTCATGCTATGTTCCCACATTTAAATAAAAAATGACTCACAACGAATTAATATGCTACATACAAGGGGTTTTAGATGCTCATCGTAAAATCAAAATTGAAGTAAGTAAAACTACTAAAATTGAAGATTTAGAAAGTGGGGAGATTTGTGAGAGGTTGATAGAAAAGGCAATAGAAAAATATAGAGAAAACCCCTCTCCCAAAGCTTAATCCCGAATATCTGTCGATTTATCATGCTTATCCCAAGATACTTTGGAATTAGTAAAGTTCCTTAGTATATTATCCATATTTATAACAAATAATTATGGAAACAAATTCAAAAAAATACAGCTTTTACACTTTAATAATAATCCTTTTAGCAATGTTTATTGGTGGGTATCAAACTTGCGCCCAACCAACAGTAACCCTCATGCCTGTTGATGGGAATTGGTATACTTGGACTGTTGATGATGGAATCTTATATGATGATGGGGATGTAGGTGGAAATTATACTAATAATGGTTTAGGAGCATTAACAATATATCCTACAGACCAAACCAGTGATAAAATTTATTTAAGATTTGTTGAATTTAGAGTTGAAAACCATTCATCTTGTAATTACGATTATTTAGAAGTTTATGATGGAGATGATTTTACTACGTTAATTGGTAAATATTGTGGTACAGATTTACCAGATGTTGTTCAATCAACACATCCAACAGGAGCCGTTACATTATTATGGTCTTCAGACTTTTCAGTTACAGATGCAGGATTTAAAATAGATGTTAGTGTAATAGATCCATTATGGACTATTGAATTGGGAGATAGAAATTCTCAATCAACAGACGGCAGAGTACCATCATATGGTTATTATGATTATTCATGGTCTGGTTTAATGTGGGGTCAAGCAGATATGGGAGTTCCTATTATAATAGAGAGCATTTCATTTGATGTGGTAAATGATATTGATTTAACTATGAACAATCAAAAAATATATTTAGCACATACCTCTGCTAATATGTTTCCTGATGGAATAGAACCCACAGATGGTAGTGGCCCATGGACAGATTGGACATTGGTGTATGCGGGAGATATTAAATGGGTTCAAGGATGGAATACTATTACATTAGATGCTCCTTTTGTTTATAATGGGTTAGAAGGATTATTAGTTAAAACTGTAAATGAAGATGGTTCATGGGTAAGTGCATACCCTCAATATAGATACACTTCTAGAGCAAATACAGTTGTATATAATTATGCTGATGGAGCATTTCCAGGACCATCAGGGTTTAGAAATTCTTTAAGACCTAATATGAGGTTTGGATTTGGAGGGGGTGGAGCTTTACCTATTGTTTTAATGTCGTTTACAGGAGAAGTTAATGATAATAATAATGTTAATTTAAATTGGGTTGTTGCATCTCAAGTAAATAATGATTATTTCACTATTGAAAGAAGTTTAGATTGTAGGGAATGGGAAGTTGTTGATAATATTAATGGAGCAGGAAATAATAATATGGAAATGAGTTATAATTTAGTAGACCATAATCCCCATCTTGGATTATCTTATTATAGATTATCACAAACTGATTATGATGGGAAATTTGAAGTATTCAACCCAATATCAGTAGAAGTTTCAAATGAACACACTGTTGGTTTACATATAGTCCCTAATCCAGCAATTGATAATATACATTTAGAATTAGTTTATCCAAATGACCACCCAATAAACCATGATGTAAAAATATATAATTCAAAAGGTGAAGAAGTGTATAAAATGTTTTATATAGGTGAATTAGAAGAATTTAATATAAACATACAGAAATTTGTCCCCGGATATTATATAGTAAGATCAAAAAGTGATAATTTAAATGGTGAAGGTAAATTTATAAAGAAATAATGGAAATAAAAGCCTTAGGGAATAAACCCTATGTTAAATTAGATAAAGAAAATTGTACCCTAACTATTAAAGGTAAATCATACCCTGAACACCCCTCAACTTTTTATAATCCTATCCTAGAAGAATTGGAAAAATGCTCAGAATATATGGAAGGGGCGGTTATAACCATTGACTTAGCATTAGAAATTATGAATTCTGTTTCTACTAAATATATTTACCATATGATTAAAAAAATAGATGGGTCTGCTAGAAATCTTGTTATCAATTGGTATTATGAAGAAGATGATGATGATATGAAAGAAGAGGGTTCTTTATTTAGAAATGCTTTCCCTAATTCAAAGTTTAACATAATTTTTGTAGAGGATTTGATGGAGATATGATAGGTTTTGTTGTTTTAATTGTTGCCTCTATTTTACTCTATCTATTACTTCCAATAGTTTCTATTTTTATGATTATTAAATATCTCTTTACAGGGGATAAAAGGATGATGTCTGTTTGGTTTTGGCGTACAGCTAGAGAAATTGATGTATTTGCTAATGTAAATGGAGCAGAATTTTTTGATGCTATTTTTATTAGAGATGGGGGGTATAAATTTGGTAATCCTAAAGAAACCATCTCTTCCGTGATTGGAAAAAATCAAAGAGATAATACATTATCCATAGCAGGTCAAATATTAAGGTGGATGTTAGATAGAATAGATCAAGACCATTGTTTAAACTCCATCAATTCTCAAGCCACTAATACTAAAAAAGACACGCATTAACAGCATTTAACGCGCATTTACTGCATTATCACGCGATATTGGCATATATCGTGGATATTGCGTAATATGCGTTGATTTTCGCACAAAAGTAATTAACATTCTCTTGTCTTTCCTGCGCAGGAGACTTGGAGTCCCAGGAAATCTTTCGTATATTTACGGACGTAAATAAGAAATAATAATAAAAAATAAAGTATATGTTAGATTTAAGTAAAGTAGAATTTTTAAGTGATGAGCAAATTAAAGAACAAGCACCTTCAGTGTTTACTCAAAAGCCATCAAAAGAAGTTTCAAAACATTACACTCACATTCCTACAACTAAAGTTATCAATGATATGAGAACACTAGGTTGGGATGTTGTTGATGCTAAGCAAGTTGCTGCTCGTACAAGCTCAACAAGAGGTGTTCAGAAACATTTAGTTGTATTTAGGAATCCTGATGTTGTCATTAATGGAAATGATGGTGATACAGTTTTTCCACAAATTTTGTTAACAAATAGTCATGATGGTAAAAATAGTTTTACTTTCACTGCGGGATTGTTTAGAATGGTTTGTGAAAATGGTTTGGTTATTTCGGAAACTCAATTTGAAGATGTTAAAATGAGACATATGGGTTATTCATTTGAGGAATTGCAAGTTCAAATTAGAGAAATGGTTGAGAAATTACCATTAACTGTTGAGTCAATGAATAAAATGAAATCCATAGATTTAGAACAAGAAAAAGCTGTTGATTTTGCTAAAAAAGCTCTTGGAACTCGATTTACAAAGGATGAATTGAAGAGAATTAAAATTGATGTTATTGAATTATTAAACCCAGTTCGTGAAGAAGATTGTGGAAATGATTTATGGTCAATTTTTAATGTAGTTCAAGAAAAAATCATTGAAGGTGATTTTGAATATTCAATTGGGAGTAAAGTTCGTAAAGCTCGTCAAATTAAAAATTTCAAACAAGACCAAAAGATCAATAAAGAATTATTTGATTTAGCGTTAGAGTACGTTTCATAATAGAATTAAATTTCAAATAATATAAGCTCCCGAATGGGAGCTTTTTTTTTCTAAAATAACTTGCCATACTAAAATATTTTTTTAATATTTATAAGCATGGACATTAACCGTATATTCAATTTATTCAATCCTGATGATGACTTTAGATCTCCAACTAAGCAAGAGTCTGGGGTAGATTTCCAATTTGAGGAATTTAAAACTACTCCTCCTTATTACATAGGAATGTTTGAAAAAATGATCTTAAACCATAATAATGTCAGGAACCAAGTAGTTAAATTATTCCAGAAATCAAATGAAGAATTTAATCTTCATGAAATTGAAGAAGCTGGAGAATTTATGGCTTATAATAGAGCTTGGGAGTACATTAAAGATTGTGAATTAGATGACCAATGTTGGAAAGAAAGTTTATTACTTAGAAATAGTGATTACTTAATTACTGCATTAAAATTGGCAACCCATTACTTTGAAGGTTATGAAGAATACGAGAAATGCGCCTTTCTTAACAAAATCCAACTTTTTCTTGAAGATAATTTGGCTCCCGAATCCTAAATTAGTACATTATGGATACGGGTTTGTTAGAAACCCCAAAACGTATAAATAAAAAAACGTGACCCGGTGATAGGGTTACCACAGTGGGTTAAGATTAACTAATAGATAATTTATGAGAAATAAACAATTGGCACAAAATCGCCTCCAAAAACTGAATGGTTTACTAAAAAAGCTTGACATGAATATTCACAGAGGTGGTAGTAAAGAAGAAATTAACTCCACTCAGAGAGAAATTAATCAAATCGTTCAAGATTTAAGTGATATAATAGAAAGAGAATAATGGAATTAACAGCAGAGCAAATACAATCTAATTGGGAAAAATTTATAGGCTATATTAACACCTATATTTCAGACCCTAGAAAAGACCAACTCCTAAAGTTTTATAAAAAACATGAAGAAGAAATCATGTTAATGCCTGCTTCCCATAAAAAGGCATACCATAATGCTTTTCCAGGGGGATATGTTGATCATGTTAATCGAGTTATAGAAGGTGCTTTAGAAATTAATAAGGTATGGTATAACTTTGGAGCAGAACAAAACTATACAATCGAAGAACTTGTATTCTCAGCTATTAATCATGATTTAGGTAAAATGGGAGAAGAAGATAACTATGCACATCAACCCTCAACTGATGAATGGAGAAAAAAGAATTTGGGTGAAATGTATAAGTTTAATAATTCAATTGCTTATATGTCAGTTCCTGAACGATCCATTAAACTTTTAGTTGATAACGATATTAAATTAACCCAGAATGAATGGTTATCTATTCGTTTACATGATGGGTTATATGATCCAGCAAATGAACCTTATTTAAAAAACTATATGCCAGAGTTAAAACCTCGAACTTCTCTCGTATTTATAATTCATCAAGCAGATTTAATGGCATCAAGAATAGAATTCGAAAAAGAATGGTTACCAAAATTTGGTAAGGAAGACAAACCAAAGAACAATTTCAAAGTAAACAACAAAACCAACTCAAAAAATAAAGCACTCAGCTCAATTAAAAGTGAGGGGTTAAAAAGCATGTTAGATAATTTATGATTACTATAACCATTATTTCCGTTTTATCGGTTTTAGTCGTGATATTTGGTTTCACGACTTTTAATCTCCTCAAGAAGAATGAAAAACAAGAGGACATTCTTGTTGGGTATCTTGAATACCTTGATAGAATTTCTAAAGTAATAGAAGCCTCAGATAAAAAATTAAAAGAAATAGACCACAGCGGAGTATTTAAATCAGATGATGAAGTGGGTCAGTTCTTCAAATCAGTACAAGAAATTCAAAAAATATTAAACGATTTTAAAGTAAAAAGATTAAAGTGATTGTGGCAAAAAAACGAAGACCTAAATCTAAAAACTACTTCACTAAAGACACTGAAGCAGCTATAGTTAGATATAACAATGAACCTAACCCTGAGGTTAGGAGTGATATTTACAGGGATGAAATTCATTATCCCTTTTTTAAACTAACAGAAAATATAATCCATACATTTAAGTTTTATTATACTGAAGTAGATAATATAGAACATTTACAACACGAGATAATAACATTTTTATTAACCAAAATGCATTTATTCAACCCAGACAAAGGGGCTAAAGCATATTCATATTTTGGTACTATAGTTAAGAATTGGCTTATAATATATAACAACAAAAACTATTCAAAACGATTAAAATCAGCACCAGTAGATGATTTATATAAGGATGAAACCTATTCTTATAATTTAGAAGATGAAAGAATAGTAGATAATTTATCTCATTTTATAGATAATTACATTAAATACGTTGAGGAAAATTTTGAAGATTTTTTTCCAAAAGGAAACGATGCTAAAATAGCAGACGCCATACTAGAATTATTTAGAAAAAGAGAAAGTATAGAAATATTTAACAAAAAAGCTTTATATATTTATATTAGGGAAATAATGGCTACTAACGGGTTAGAAGTAAAAACACCCAAGATTACAAAAATAGCAAATAAGTTATATGATTTATTTAAAGGAAGTTATATATTTTACTTAGAGACAGGATATATTGATTTTGAAAAAAATTAATTTTTCATATTTATAACCAACAAAAACCCCATAAATATGAGTCACTTAGAAAAAAAAGTCTTTGGGAAAAAAACATATTCAAGTTTACTCAAAGAAATATACGACAATCAAAAGAAAAAAGAAGACCAAATATCTGCTTTAATTTCTGAATTAAAACCTCTAGTACAGGACATAGGAGATGCTACTTTAATTGTACCCTTAATTAAAGAGTATATGGAATTAGGTATTAAAAATGATGAAGCACTTATAAAAGTAGCTACTATATTTCAAAGAATATTTGCTAACGAAGGTAATGAAGATAATGGGTTTGGAATTTCTGAAGAAGAAAAAGAACAACTTCTAAATGATATAAAAAGCTTACAATTACCACCTAAAAAAGAGGAGGAAGAAGAATAATGGTTATGTTTGATAAAGGACTATCATCAAATTCAATACCACCCGCGGGGAAGGGTTATGATACGGGAAATTCAGACCTAAATAACATACTATCTGTTCTTAGGGAGGAGATTCAAATTGGTAGGGTTACTGATATTATATTAAACAGTAATTACCCGAATATTGAAGAATATGGGGGGTTGAATGGTATTGGGACTATTTTTTTTGAATTAAATACCTTTAAACCTGTAGGAGGTAATGCTATAGCCAAACCCTTTTTCCCACAAATCTCATCATATCCCTTAGTAGATGAACTTGTTTTATTATTTAAATTACCTAATAATAAAATAGGCAATATCCCATCTAATGAGGTCTATTACTACATTAATATGTTTAGTGTATGGAATCACCCCCACCATAATGCCTATCCTAACCTAAATGGTCAGGGCAAAAATTTACCACCCCAACAGCAAAAAACATACCAACAAACAGAAGTAGGTTCTACTCGAAAAACAGGGGGGGTTAATGATGATACCACAGAAACTATATCACCAAAATTTAATAGTCCCATAAACCCAAGTCAAGCTACTTTTGAGGAAAGATCCAATATACACCCCCTATTACCCTTTGCTGGAGATGTTATTTACCAAGGAAGGTGGGGAAATAGTATAAGATTTGGAAGTACGGCAAAACCAACACTTACAGATTCTTTAAATGAATGGTCTGAAACAGGTACAAATGGTGATCCTATTACTATCATTAGAAATGGTCAATCCCCCGAAGAATCAAATGAAGGTTGGGTCCCTATAACTGAAAACATCAATACTGATATTTCTTCAATTTGGCAAACATCAACTCAAAAAATCCCAATAGAAACTATAAATAATGAATTTACTTCATACAACGAATCTCCTGAATTACCTAATTTGTATGAAAAACCCCAAGTCATAATTAATTCTGATAGGTTAGTTTTTAATGCCAAAACAGACCATGTATTAATAAGTGGTGAAAAATCAGTATTCCTGGGAGCAAATTCATCTCTAAATTTTAATGCAGGTAAAAATGTTGTTGTGGAATGTAGTGATATAAAATTAGGTGATAAATCAGCAACTGAACCTCTAATTTTGGGTGATACTTTTTTAAAAAATTTAGATGTAGTTTTAACCAAATTAGACCATTTATGTACTCAATTATCTGTAGATCAGATATGGCCAGCAGGAGCTCCTGTTGCTAATGGAGGTGTAATTACAGTAGCTACTAGTTTAAAATTGGATATTGCAAATTTCAAAGCTAATATGGGTAGTTATAAATCTCAAGTAAGTAAAACTAAGTAAATATGCCATCATTTCAAGGAATAAATTTAGAAGGGGATTATATATCACTTAATGATCTAAACCCAATATCCCAAAATTATGTTAGGAAATTTAATGGTTTAGTTCTTATAAGAGAAAAAATAGTAGACGATAAAAGAGTAACAGGTACTTTATGGTATAAAGAAGAAGTTGTTGGTTTTACCGTTGAAGACCTCCCTAGAAAACTCAAAATAGATAAAGTAACAGCAATAGAATCTAACCTAAATTTCTCTCCAGATTCTACCCTTCCCCCTGATAAAGGAGCCTATTATATAGTTTTGGATACTACGAGTAATACTAATTTAATGGAGAGTTATGTTAAATTTCCTCTTGATCCTAGAAGGAAATTTCAAAACCCTGGGGTATTCCCTAGAGTTGGTACCGATCCTAGAGGAATTAAAATGGAATCTTCAAGTGGTAATTTAGATTTTGATGGGATAAGAATTCATAGGGGTACTTCCGAAGGTTGGTCTGAGGGGTGTTTAATTTACTCAAGTGTAAGAAAGGCCAATGGTACAGTAAAAAAAGATTTACCAATAAATTTTGCATTAACTAAATTTATATATAATAATAATATTGAGAGAATTGTTTATATTGATGAATTTTCACTTTCAACCCAATCTGTATTTAAAATTACTGGTACTGTGGTAGATTCTTCAACATTACAACCAATACCATTTCCAACAGTAAAATATATTCCTCAATATATTCCACCTATTAATAATGAAGAAACCCCCCCTGATCTTATAGATATGTACAAAGCAGAACCCGTATCGGGTGAAGGGAATGGTAAGGGTGAATTTTCTATCGAAATTCCTTCTGTTAGTGAATACTTAAGTATAAACGGTCCAAATTCATCATTATTAATTACTAACTCAAAGTTACTAGTTACCATCTCAGCCCCCGATTATGAAGTAATTGAAGTTACTCCATTAAAAGCAGATGGAACTTTTAGATCTAATTTGGGGGTTGTAAAAATCCCAAATATTGAGGTAGCAAGAAGAGAAGCAAATTTAAAAGTTAATGAAATTAATGATGAGCAGCTAAAACTTCTTCAAGAAAGCAGGCAAAAAAAACAATTTATTGAAATTCAAACAGAAAAACTTTTAAGCACTATAAAAGGAAAATTAACCCCCTTTATTATCAACCAAATAGCAGATTTAGGGGTTCCTGATCCTATTGGTTTACTTAAAAGTACAAAAGACTTCCAAAAGAAAGCAGAAAGATATGAAAAAAGGGAAAAAAGGAAAATGGAAAATAACAATAATGAGGGACTAGCTAATGAACCTCTTTCAAATAATGAAACAGTATAAAAATGTTAGACCCAAAAATAGTTAAAGAAATACAACCCACTATTACCCAAAAACTAAAACCTCCTAAGGATATAGAGGGTCTTAATAAACTTATAAAAAAGAAAAATAAGGTAACTAAACAACTAAATAATCTTTATAAGGGAATTGAAACATTAGAAACAGCTATCAATATCCCAAAACAAATAATAGAAACTTCTGAAAAATCAATCCCTATACTTAAAGCATCAATTCAAGCTGTTGCCTTTATTCCATCAACAGTTACTACCCCCATCCCAGTAGGTCCTATTCTTATTGCTAAAGATGCTATAAAAGTGTTAGAGGATCTTATTGATGTTTCAAAGGGTAAAGCAGGTGCAGGTACATTCCAATTAACCTTTTTAAAAACAGAATTAAGTAAAGTAATCGATTTATTAGGAGTATTAGATTTATTAATCCAATCCAGTGCTAAAGAATTAAGTAATAATAATGGAGGGGGAGAAATATCTACACAAGAATCAGTATCAAAAGAATTGTTAGATTCTACCCAAGAACAATCAAAACAATTATCCCCCGTTGTTACTAATGTAAATGGTTTTGAAATGGGGGTTGTAACTGTGGGAGAAAATACAGGGAATGATTTAAGAAGAAGACAAGCGGTAGCTAGAAATTCCCAAGGGATAATAATGCTGCAAGGAGATCCTTCCTACAGTTCTAACGATCAAATTTTGATTGACGAGTTAGTTTATTATATTCAACAGAATAAATTAAAAGCATAATAATATAATATTTATAAAAAACATAGTATGAAAGCAAACGAATTAAAAAAAATGATTAAGGAAGCAGTTAAAGAAGCTATCCAAGATGAATTAAAAGAGATTCTATTAGAAGCTGTTAAAGCTCCTAAACAGGTTGTAAATGAGAGCAAAAACATAAGTTCCCCTACCCCTACACCCCAAATATCATCTACTGAAACGAGGCAGAAGTATATGGATGTGTTAGGAGAAACAGCTTTAAATTTTACAAGTAAAGATGTAAAAAGATTTAACCCCCAAGGTGCAGGAGACACCACTTCCCCAAATGGAAGTTTACCTGAAGGAGAATTAGGAATGGACCAAATAATGAATTTAATGAAGTAGATAATGGCATTTGAGGCACAACAAATATATCCTATTGATTTTAATAACAGCGCTGCTGTAGGGATAAATTTACCTTTAACTTTTCCTACTGCCTTTAACCCAAATTTTTCTACAAAAGACGCAATAAGAAATAATCTGATTAACTATTTTCTAACAGAACCAGGGGAAATACCTTTAAATCCTCTATTTGGTGGGGGTTTAAGATCATTTATATTTGAACAGATTACAACAGATAATTTAGATTTTTTAAAAGAAAGAATTCAAAACCAATTAGAGAGATACTTTCCTGATATATCTGTGGGAAATTTAAAAGTATCAAGACAAGAAGATAATAACCAAATAAACATATCACTAACTTATAGTGTTGTAAATACTAATATAAGTGGTGAAGTTGAATTTAATTTTGTATAATGGCCACAGTAGATAGAGACGTAAAATATTTAAATAGAGACTTTTCTGATATTAGAGCAAGGTTAATAGAATTTTCCAAAACCTATTTCCCAAACACTTATAATGATTTTTCCCCTACATCACCAGGAATGATGTTTATGGAACAAGCATCTTACGTTAGTGATGTAATGTCCTTTTATTTAGATAACCAATTACAAGAAACATTTACCCAATTTGCTAGACAAACAGACAATTTATATGAATTAGCTTATATGTTTGGTTATAAACCTAAAGCAACAGGTGCCGCCCAAACTATTCTTGATTTTTACCAACTCCTCCCTTCTATACCAGATGGAATAGGGGGGTATATTCCTGATTTTTCATATTCATTAACTATAGGTGAAAATACTCAAATTGAATCTTCTCTAAACCCCGAAACCATATTTCTTGTTGAGGATAAAATAGATTTTTCCACCTCAAGTTCTCTAAACCCCACAGAAATATCAGTCTATCAGGTTACATCCCAAGTTCCTACCTATTTTTTGTTAAAAAAATCCATAAATTCCATTTCTGCTACTATCAATGAAAAAACATTTACTTTTACTTCCCCATCCCCATTCACAACAATTGATATAAAGGGTAAAAACCTTATAGGGGTATTAGATATAGTAGATTCTGATGGTAATATTTGGTATGAAGTAGATTATTTAGCCCAAGAAATGGTTTATGATAATATTAAAAATACTAATGTTAATGATCCTAATAATGTAGCAGATGTTGGGGATGTTCCTTATTTACTCCAATTAAAAAAAGTTCAAAGAAGATTTGCTACTCGTTTGACATCTGAAACAAACCTCCAAATCCAATTTGGATCTGGTAATCCTAATGATGTAGATGAAATAGTAACTCCCAACCCTAATAATGTGGGTATAGGTTTACCTTTTGAAAAAGATAAATTAACCACTGCTTATTCACCTACAAATTTTCTATTTTCAGATACTTACGGCATTTCCCCATCCTCTACTACTCTTACTGTAAGGTACTTAACAGGAGGGGGGGTTGAATCAAACGTACCATCAGGGGATTTAACTACTATTTCTAATTTAAATAACATTACATTTAACAACCCAACCTTAAATAATGCTACTTCAAACTATGTTTTTGATTCGTTAGCTGTAAACAATCCTCAAGCTGCTGATGGGGGTCAAGCGGGTGATACAACAGAAGAAATTAGACAAAACACTATATCATCCATTGCTTCCCAACAAAGATCAGTTACTCTAGATGATTACATGGTAAGAGCTTTAAGCATGCCCCCTGAATATGGAACAGTAGCTAAAGCATATATAGAAAAACCTAAATTAACAGATGAGCAAGTTTCAACCATTGAAACTTTAAACTTATGGGTTTTATCTCAAAATTCTTTAGGCCAGTTTGCTACACCCTCCCAAACCCTAAAGAAAAATTTAAGAACCTATTTATCACAATATAGAATAATAGGAGACAATATTGAAATAAGAAATGCTTTCATTATTAACATAGCAGTAGATTTTGAAATCATAGTATTACCTAATTATAACAATAATGATGTTATATTATCCTGTATTAACTCATTAAAATCATATTTCACCAGAGATAAATGGCAAATAAACCAACCCATTTTAATTAGAAATTTATATGTAATGTTAGATAAAATATTAGGGGTCCAAACAATAAAGGACATTAAGATTATGAACAAGGCGGGGATTACAAAGGGTTATTCTCAATATTCATATGATATTGATTCTGCAACCCAAAATCAAGTAATTTACCCTTCATTAGACCCAAGTATTTTCGAAGTTAAATTCCCTGATACTGATATTAAAGGAAGAGTAGTACCATTATAAAAAATAAAAAATATGCCAACATTCACACAAAACAATGGGCAAAAATTACCCAAAAAGATAACATCCCTAATAGATTCTTTTAATAAAACCAATCTAGATGTAGAAGATCCAAGAATCGATGGTGGTCCTAATAGGACTAATTCTTCCAATATTCCCACAGGTCAATATTTAAATATTGGTACTCATAATATTACTGATGAAGAGGGGGAAGTTACTTTAAAAGAAAAGGATGGGAAAAATTTAATAACCCAACTTAACAGATGGACCCCTAATAATACTTATTTAGATTCCAAAGATTGGGAAAATAAATTCCCTAACCCCCCAAGTAATAATCCCCCTAAAATAGATTTATTAAAACCCCTTCAAAATTTATTTAATTCTAATGGTAAAACCCAACATTAATATTATAACAAAATAAAATTATGGCTGTATATAAATTATTCCCATATAAAGACACAACATTATATTCATTTTATCCTAATATGAATACAGGGATAGATGCTATATCTCAAATTTCTAATTTAAATTTTGCTGTAGATACTAACCCACAAGCAGCAAGATTTCTAACAGAATTTGTTCAATCTGAAATTGAAGATGTTATTAATAATAAAATTGGGACAAAACAATGGGATGTTGATTTTAGATCTTATATAGCAACAGCTCAGGGTATAGTTGAATCAACTGATTTATCTGTCCATCCCGTAGCCCAATTTTGGTATAATGGGACAGGAACTTATTTAGATCAACCTTTAACTACTGATGGTGCTTCTTGGTATTCACCAAATTTCCTAAATTCAATTGCTTGGTCTTCAAGTGGTACTGATTCTACTAATCATTATGTTACAAGTTCATATAATCCTACTTATGTAGCTGCTGGAGGTGGTTCTTGGTACCATAGTGGTTCAGATGGAACTTTATATGCTATAACTCAATCATTTGATACTAGAAGTGAAAAAGATTTAAAAGTAGGAGTTAAAACCATTGTATCCAATTGGTATAGTAGTTCTTTAGGGGTTGACTCTTCAGCTTCATTACCTAATTATGGGTTTATAACAAAATGGGAAAATACAGTTGAATTTAATACAAACACACAAATTCAACCTGTAATGCAATTTTATAGTGTTGATACTAATACAATATACCCTCCTGAATTACAATTTAAATGGAAAGATTATACCACAATATTAACAGGATCAGCAACATCAAGTATTATTTCAACAACTAATTTAATATCCTCATTAGCTGAAAACCCTGGTACTTTTACACCCTCCTCAGTTAATAGATTTAGATTTAATGTAGCACCTAAATATCCAGTTAAAGTATGGGCTACAGCATCTCAATTTACAGGCACCAATTATTTACCGACTGCTTCATATTATGCTATAAAAGATTTGGATACCAATGAATTTGTTGTAGATTTCGATACCACATATACTCAAATAAGCTCTGATGCTGATGGAAATTATTTTGATGTTTATATGAATGGTTTAGAACCTGAAAGGTATTATAAAGTAATGGTCAAAACAAATATTAATGGTTCTACACTTGTATTAGATGATAATTATTATTTTAAAGTAATTAATGGATAATGGCTCAAAATATAAAATTAAATAAGGAAGTTTTTAGTAAAAGAGATTATGAAAAAACCATCAATACCTCTTTTACCCAATTAGGGGTTAAATCAACCCAAGAACAAATAAATGAACAACCCTCAATTCAAGAATTTTTTGATATGTACAATCAATTATTCTATGAAATTAATGAATTAGGACCTACTAATTCCCATGAATATTTAATTAAAACAAGTAGTGAATATATAGCTTTCGATAAAAATAATGAGGTTATAGAATCACTTCAAAATGAAATAGCCCAATTAAGGGAAGAATTATTAGAAGCACAACAACAATCAAATCAAATTAAAAGTTCATAACCCAATTGATCTATGCCTATTACTCCAAATAACCCAACAACTAATATTCAACTCCAATCGTATTCACCCCAGGATGAAAATTTAGTTACTATTTCTAATATCCCTACATCATTGGGTGATTCTAGTTATATTGAATTTTTGGTATATGACAGTAATCAATCTTTATTAAAATACGTTACCAACTATAATAAGTATACAATTCTAAATAATACCATAGACCCAAATTTAGAACTTAATACAACTTCTTCCCAACCCCTTATAACAAGCTTTACTTATGACCCTGAAAGAGATGTTAGATCTTTATACTCCACAGGAGAATATATATCCTCTTATAACTTTTTAACCAAACAGATAGGTGACCCCAATACTAATCTCTTTATCTCTGAAATCTCCTCAGATAGAACCGAAATAAGATTAGATAGTAATATTTTATCTAATTTAGATATAGTTGAACAAACTAATAATTTCATTCAATTTAGAGACCTTAGTACTTACTTTGTAGATTTTTATTTAAATTTCGGTGATAATAATTTAATAATTGCCAATAACATTAAATTGGAAAATGAGGGTACCAATGACCCCACAGTTGTTATTAAATTATATGAATCCCTACCCCCTCAATTCCAATTAAAAAATGAATTATGGATTGTTACTACTTTTAGCAATCCTGTAAGTTATAAGGTAAGTTACCCACCAACCCCTATTACAATAAGGGATTTTACCCCTTTACAAGGCCCCAATTTTAATTTACCTGTAAAAGACCAAATAAATAATTCCTCCCAAAATTTATCTTATACAGATTTAATATCAGGGGCTCCTACTAGTTCATTAAACCAATTAAATAGTTTAATGGATTCAAGTTCTATATCTATTAGTGTTGATTATACTACTTTTAATAATTTTATAAATTTTAGTTCAGCTAAAACAAGATTAGAAAACTTTTACTATAAATCAAGCTTAATAGAACAACACTCCTCCTCTATTTCTGATTTAACAGATGTTACTAGTTCTGCAACTAGCATAACAATTTTAGAAAATAAAATAGGAGATATTATAAAGAATTTTGATGGGTTTGAATATTTCCTTTACTATGACAGTGGTTCTATTTATTCATGGCCTAAAACAACAACAGAACCCCCTTATTTATTAGCTAAAACTGGAAGTTTAGAGGCTTTAACATGGTTTGGTAGTGATATAGAAACAAGTCCCTATTATGGGGGTAGAATATATTCTGCTTCAAAATATGATAATGACAATAAAGATTATCTATATAAAACAGTTCCTGAATATTTAAGAATAGATCCTGCTAATCAACCATATGAACTATTTGTTGATATGGTTGCTCAATATTATGATAATGTTTGGTTATATACTAAAGACATTACTCAAAAATATAATGCTGATAATAGGTTAGATTTTGGTGTATCTAAAGATTTAGTAGCAGATGCTATTAGAGATTTTGGTGTAAAATTGTACCAAAATAATTTTTCTAAAGATGATTTATACACCGCATTTTTAGGATTAACACCTAAAGGAGCATTATTTCCATTCCCCGAAATAACAAGTTCATTACCTGCTCCCACTGGATTTGAATATGTTGATACATTAATATCTGCTTCAAATGATATTATCCCTTTAGATGATGTTAATAAATCCTTATATAAAAGAATTTA